TGAGGCTGCTGCCTTCCATGATTCCCTCCCCCCACTTGTGATGCACGTACATTCGGCTAACCCTGTCGGTGTAAAGAACATGCTTCAAGCTCTCAATAACGCTTGTCGTTTTTGGGACGTTGATCCGAAAGAATTTATCCAATGATCCGTTTCTTTGATAAAAAGATTCCGTACCTGACTGCTGATAACTTTGCCAAGCTCAACCGCAAGGCTATCCGTAATAAGTTGAACCGACAGGTCAATACTTCTGTTGTGAGTCTTCTTGGTAAAGATACTAAGTATCCTATCTCAATGATTGTGTACGAATCCCAATGTGTGATTCGTTGTCAAATTGTTCTTGATGACGAAGGTAGTACCTGTTGGTTGGATATGTCAGATAAGGACTTTGATAAGCTCCCTATCTTCACTATTTGACCAATCCAGACAACTTGTCTATAATAAAGTCCCATGCGGTTTATTCGTGTGGGACTTTTGCTTATGGTCTTTACAGAAGCTTCACTTGCATCAAGGATTTTCTGTGCGTAAATAGGAGTATGAATGACGAGGTTGGCAACAAAGGCTAATGTACCCTACGTAGGTTCAAAGAGAATTTATACCTTAGAAACTCTTGAATCTATCATGGAATGCCTCAATAGTCAACTCTGCTACATTCATTATGAAGATGAAGATAACCCTTTTGAATGGAATGCTAACCTATCTAGAACATGTGGATATGTAAAAGAGGGGACCGCAAAGATGGTAAAGGATTATCTTGAGTTTGATGTGTGTTGGGAGAACCGAAAGATCAAGCCGTCTTGTATCATCCTTCCTGACGATCCCTCCTTCAATAGAGAACGAAACAACCTTTTCCAAGCCCTTGATGAGATTGATAGTTTACACATCCTCCCTGTTGTTTCTGGTAAGGTTACCAACAATGTGGTTGAGATGGATGAGTTTTTATATTTAGCAGCATGCCCAGGATACTATAATGTCACAGAAACAACTACTAAGCACAAGTGATATACATCGTATGATCTTTGATCTTCTTGAGAAGATTGAAGACAGTGGCATTGACTTCACTGTTGTTTGTGGGATTGAACGTGGTGGAGTGCATATCAGTAAGCTCTTGGCAGAAGGACTAGGACTACCTCACACCCAAATCAAAATTAGCTTCTACCAAGATGACATTTATGTTCCATGGATGCCTGTTGTCAATCACAAAGGCGTAACATTCAAAAAGAAAGATACAGTCTTACTTGTTGATGACTTAGTTGATTCTGGATCAACTCTCAAATACTTCAAGAAGCTCTATCGTATAGAACAAGGTGACCAGAAGCCTAACTTCAAAATGGCAACCCTTTTCTGGAATTCAAGTGGTAAATATAATCAACGTCCTGACTTCTTCGTAGACTACAAAGGGTCGGATTGGATTGTCTTTCCATGGGAACAAGAAGAGGAAACATTCGCATGAAGTACCGCTCTGTCTTTATATCTGATATCCACCTTGGTACAGATATTTGTCAGTATGATAAACTCTTAGAGTTTTTGAAGAGTCTAGAGTCGGAAGATGGTGAGACTTATGAGGTTGAAAATTTATTCCTTGTTGGTGATATTATTGATTTTATTGCTATGAAAAGAAAGAATCGTTGGGTTCAAGGTCACACTACGGTTATTCAGAAGTTTTTAAGAATGAGTCGTAAAGGTGTAAAGATTTTTATGATTTACGGCAACCATGATATTTCTATGGAAATGGTCGAAGGTTGGAATTTTGGTAATATTGAGGTCAAAGAACGACATGTACATGAAACCCTAAATTACAAAAAAATGTTAGTTTTACACGGACATCAATTTGATGGATTTGCTAAATCAATGCCTTGGCTTTATTGGTTAGGAGATAAATCCTATAGTTTTGCTTTGTTTATCAACAAGTGGTTCAATAGATTTAGAAAGTTGTTTGGGTTCAAGTATTGGTCGCTTTCATATTATCTAAAGACCAAAGTCAAATCAACACTAAGTTTCATGTCTTCATTCAATGAACTTATATCTAAAGAATGCGAGAAAGAAGATGTTGATGGGGTTATATATGGGCATACCCATTTACCATGTGATAAGATGATCAGTGAAAAGAGAATTATGAACATAGGATGTGGAACCGAAATAACAACATGCATAGTTGAAACAATGGATGGTAGCCTAAAAGTAATTGATTTTAGTACACAAAGGGAGTATAAATATATTACATAGGTGGCTGAATATGTACTATAGGTGGAAAAATGAAGATATTGAAAAATTACAATATCTTGTAGAAATAGAAGGGTTATCTACCAAAGAAATACATGATGAACATTTATCACATATCCCTATAGATAAGATAAAACGGAAAAAGGATAAAAGTGGATTTTCAACAAAGGGGTGGAATTGGACCAAAGAGGAAATCACCTTCCTTGAAGATAATTGGGGGAAAATGCCAACACATGAAGTTTACGAAAAATTGATAAAAAGAACTTCTAGAAGTATAAACAGAATGGTTTCTAAATTGGGATTGAAAAAAGACAAGGATATTAGATATTCTAGTATAAGAAAGAATAATTTAGAAATATTGAAAAACCGAAGTTGTCAAAGTTTATATTGGATTGGGTTCTTTTTTGCGGATGGTTCTTTTTCAAATGATGGTGGAATTGAAATAGAGATATCTAACAAAGATAAGGATCATCTAAAGAAATTCTATGATTATGTAGGTGTTGGAAGACTAACATATAGAAGAAAAAACATCTGCTATGGTAGTTGTGACGTAAGTCTAATAGAATATTTGAAAGAAAACTTTGATTTGAAAAAGGCTAAAACGTATAACCCTCCAAACTTAGAGAATGTTTTTAGTAGATTGTCCGACAAAGAAATATTATCTTTTATAATTGGGTTTATAGATGGTGATGGTAATATAAGAGATGAAAAAATAACATTGGAAAATCATAAATCTTGGGAAGAAGATTATGTTTCTATAAGAAACTTTGTTTCGCATATTTTCAATGTATCTTTTAAGAAAAGATTAGTTAGGAAAAATACAAAAGGTTACATTGTTATGACATTTTCTCAGAAAGTTATATTTCAAAATTTGAAATCCTTTGCTATAAATGAAAAATTACCTATCCTACAAAGGAAATGGTCATGACCCTATGGAACTTCTAGAGATTGCATAACTAGATTCCCAGCTACAATAGTGACATGAAGGTCGCAATAGTAACTGATGCTTGGTTGCAAGTAAATGGTGTTGTCAAGACACTAACCAAAGTCAAAGAAGGTCTTGAGTCTAGGGGCTATGAAGTTTCTATCATTTCACATGATAGATTCAAGACCTACCCTTGCCCTTCATATCCCGAAATCATGTTGGCGGTCAATCCTTGGAATATTGGTCGGATAATCAAACAGGAGAACCCTGACTTTATCCATATTGCCACAGAAGGTCCATTAGGACTGTTCGCCAAGCTATGGTGTGATCGTAGAGAAATCCCTTACTCAACATCATACCACACCATGTTCCCTGAGTACCTAAAGAGTGGATTTAGAATTCCTCTGAATCTTACATATCGCTACTTTAGATGGTTCCATGGAAACTCACAAGGAGTTTTGGTTCCTACTGAAAGTTGTAAGAAGATACTTGATGGTCGTGGCTTCAAGAATGTACGTGTTTGGACTCGCGGTGTCAACCATGATTTATTCCATCCAAACTATGAAGATGTGTATGAAGGGCTTGAACGTCCTATTATGGTAAACGTAGGTAGAGTGTCACAAGAAAAAGGATTGGATGACTTCTTGTCAATTGATATACCAAAGGGGACTAAGGTTCTTGTTGGCGATGGTCCAATGCTTGATACTTACAAGAAGAAATATCCTGACGTTGTGTATCGTGGATATAAGCACGGACCAGAGCTAGCGGCTCACTTTGCGGCAGCAGATATATTCGTGTTCCCATCCAAGACGGACACCTTTGGGTTGGTAAATGTTGAAGCAATGGCGTGTGGTACTCCTGTTATTGCTTACGATGTACAGGGACCGAGAGATATTATCAATAAGGACGTTGGATGGTTGGCTGAAAACTTTGGCGACTTCAAACAGTTCTGTATGTTCTGTCATCAATTCCTTGAGGGTAAGAAAGAGAATTGCATATCTTATGCTCAGAATTATACTTGGGAAAATTGTGTAGACATTTTTGAAGAGAACTTATGCTATGTCCGATAAATTATTTCAATGGATTTCAGTAGATGAAAAAGGATTACAAAGTATCCCACAACCACATAAAATTCGCCAAAGTGTATATGGGGATTTCGAACACACTCTTGGGTTAGAATTCTGTTATGTGGGAATCATAGACGAAGAAAGTAATACAATAACCCCTCTCCTAAAGAAAGACTTGGATCGCTTCAAAGATCAATATACTTTGGTCAGAAAGTCTGGCACAAACAATCATGTTCCATTTTTTGAAAAGAAATTTAGCTGTAAGGATATATAATGCCAATATTTGAAATAAGACATAAGACGGTTATAAATGGAGACTGTAGGTTATCTGACCCACACTTTGTTGTGGCTAATGAATACCCAACTACACTGACGAATGATCAAGAAACTTATGCAGTTAGGGTGTGTGAAGAAACTCTACTTGATGAAATATCCCACTGTGAAACTCTTATTGGGTTTTGGAAGGAACAACCTAACCATCCCAATCAACGTATCATTATAAAAAGACAAGCAAATCTAACTGCTTGGTATCGTCAATTGATAAAAGAAGAAGAGGAAACCTATGCCACTACCAACGAATAAATTTATACCTCATAGAGGAATTCACGAAGATTTAGATTGTGGAACCCGAAGATATCTTTTTATGATCAATACAGGGGATGACGACACTAGTTTCAATATCACATCACTCGTTAGAGGCGTAGAGTTCTTCAATGATCATTGTATCATTGAGTACATCAAGGACGAAAAGGATACGGTATGGGAATATTTTTCTAATCTACACCGAAATGGATATGGTGGATCTTACAGTTGGGACATAAGCTACTTGGACAGCGAAGGTAATGTTGAAACTTCATGGCGTGTAGTTTGTGATCAAAACTGTCATGCCTCCAAAAGACCCCCGAGTGTCAATCATGGAGACACTGGTCATACCTTCCATAGACTTTCTATGGGACTCTCTTATGTAAATGAAAAGGGGAAATAATGGGATATGGTGGACCCCCATCCGATGCTAAGGTGTTTCCTTGGAAAGACGAAGAAGCACAATACGAATATGGCAGAAAAACAGCAGACGAGATATGGGACCGAATGCTAGAAAGAGCCACTATAGGTTCTAAATGTTGGTGTGGTGTTTCAGAAGAGAACCCAGAAGGTTGGTATAGGTTGCCGCCAGAGGGGAATCTTCTGTATAATATTATTAGACATCTAACCTTCTGTGAGTATTGGGACGAATACCGATCAGAAGAATACCTAAGAGGCATTTCTGAAAGACTTGAAGAACGAATCAGAGCAAGAGAATATGAAAGAGAGTGAATGATGAACGATGAAGTAATCAGCAACGAAACTGAAAAGAAACTCATAAGAAGACATAGAGAAGTCCAGAGACATGAGGAATACCAATACCTTCACCTACTAGAAGATATCATGGAAGATGGTATTCAGAAGGATGACCGCACAGGTATTGGTACTAAGTCAATCTTTGGTACTCAACTCAAGTTTGATCTTCAGAAGGGGTTCCCACTTCTCACCACCAAGAAGACATTCCTTCGTGGAATTTTTGAAGAACTCATGTGGTTCATTCGTGGCGAGACTGACTCCAATCTACTAGAAGAAAAGAAGGTCAACATTTGGAAAGGTAACACCACCCGCGAGTTTTTAGACAATAGGGGACTACATTCATATCCCGAAGGGGAAGCGGGTCCAATTTACGGATTTCAGTACCGCAACTTCAACGGAACCTATCGTGTGGCTCGTAGTTCAATGGAAGAAACCAGAGGTAAAGAATTCATCTTTACACAGACCAACGGTGTTGATCAATTAGCTAAGGCGATTGATTTGATCAAAACTGATCCAAATTCACGGAGGATATTGGTATCAGCTTGGAACCCACAGCAACTAGAACAAATGGCACTAGAGCCATGTCATATTTTGTATCAATTCAACGTAGTTGATGATAAGCTTCATTGTCAGTGGACCCAGCGCAGCGTTGATACTTTTTTGGGGCTGCCATTCAATATCGCAAGTTATGCCTTATTGACCCACATGGTCGCTAAGGTTACAGGATATGATGTAGGTACATTGACTTTTAGCGGTGGTGATACACACATTTATAATAATCATATTGATCAAGTTAGAGAACAACTAACAAGAACCCCATATAAGTTTCCGACTATTGAGATCAATAAGGATCTTTCTAGTATTGAAGATATGGAGTCTCTTGAGCATGGTGACATCCTACTTGAAAATTATGAATGCCATCCTGCAATCAAAGCTCCTATGGCTGTATAAAGTTATAATTAGGAAACTTTTTAGAAGCTAGTCTATAGCGTATAATATGTCTCTCAAGTTTTAGAATCCGACAGGCTGACATTACACTTTCATATATTACGTTGTCTATTTGTATAGACCTCATAATATGACAGTTGTTTTTACCTTTCATTCTTTTACTTTGGGCTTCTCTACGTTCATCAGACCACTCTATGCCATATTGATGATTTTTGTTTCCCGTCTGGGCTAATGACTTTCTTTTACTATGCAACTCACTGAATGTTCTACCCTTTAGTGAGTTGCTTATCTTTTTGGCAATTTCTTTCTTTTCAGCTTCAGTCATCCTCTCTTGTTGACGCAAAGCACTTTGTCTAATCTTTTCAATTATAATATCTCTATTAGGATGATGTCTTATATTGTCGCCACCCCCTGCATGTTGAGATATATTATATCCTATATTTGAATCCCACGGACGCAATTCATTTAGATAGGTTTGTTCCTTTTCCAAAAGGACATCATAGTCACAAAGCTCTATAATCTCAAATGTGAAATTATCTTTTCCGTGATAATTCCATGAGTTTTGAAACCTAGGTGAATGATGTCTTCCACCATTCGCTTCCCTTATATGAACTCTCCATCTATATTCAATATCTTTACTACTCCCGATGTAGAACTTGCCGTTGACTTTATTGACAATTTTGTAGATCCCACAAGTCATTGTTTGTTCTCCAAAGTAATGACTGCCGAATCAACTACCACTGAACCATCTTTAGCTTTATGGTCAATTAATCCATAGGTTGGTTCAAGTAAAGCAAGGAATCTCATATATTCGCTGACTTGCCTAAATCCCAACCGCGCAGCATTTTCTTCTATCTTCTTCTTTTCATCATCTGTAACTCTTATATGAATTTGTTTGTCTTTGTTTGTTGTTTCTCTAATACGATCAATAGCTTCTTTGGCTTTACGACCGTTTTTTATTGAGGCATCTTCATATTCCATGTGTATCTCCTATCTACACAAATTATTTATATGCCATTTGACACTTATCTGTAATGGATTTACCATTTGCATTCTGCTTTCTAGAAAGTAGAATAAGATAAATCAACTTATAGAGAAAGTTTAGAGTTCCTTATGCGCGAGAGATATTTTACAGAAGCATTTGAAGCAGAATATTATAAGCAGGCTAAAGCTCCTAATATACTAAAGCTTTTTCCTTGGGGCGAAGAAACAGAATGGTCCATATTAGGACATCCAATTGATTTGAAAAATTTGGACGATGAAAGGTTTGGAATATATGATCCTTGGACTCGCGGAGAATATGGGAATCCTTCTTATGTCTCAAGAGTTTATAGACAAGCAGACAAAGAAGAATTGATAAACCACATGAAAGACCAGTTATTGTCTGCCATGAACTATGTTGTTCCTAGACCAATGGGTTGGCAGACAGCAGCACCATTTGTTTATTATAACCTCGCTTTTCGTGGTGAAATCCGTGTTGTTCCAGAAGGTAAAGAAATGGATGAAAGGGTTAGGAGTTATCAAGATCCAGAGGAAATGAGAGAATACTTTACTAAAACTGGATTGCGTAAAAAACTTTATCCGACTGTATATGAAATGACTTTGGATCAATTAAAAGCTGTTCATTTTCTAATAGCAGTTGAAGCGTTTGAGAATTTCTGTTAGGGAAAGTTAGTTGCATTCTGTTTTCTAGAAAGTAGAATAAGACAATGTGCAAGATAATCCTGTATCGTAATGATATTGACTGGAAGTCTGGAGCATCCAAAGACTACACGAAAGATCTAATGTCAGCTCATCTTGTCGGTGTGCTTCAAAATAACAATAGAGTGAGAGTTCTCAAATCTCGTTATACGAAGAATGATATGGAACTAACCATGTTCCAATGGAATGCACTAGTTATCAAAGTAATGAATAAGGCGGTAAAGTAATGCAAGGATTTATCCAATTACAAAACATGATCACTGCGTTGGAGAATACATCTTCAACGACACAGAAGAAGCAGATCCTAACTGAGTTCCTACAGGAGCGTGACGTTGCTGATCTTGTTAGGTATACCTATGATCCTTTCAAGAAGTTTCACGTTTCTTCCAAGAATGTGAAGAAGCTTGAGAAGACTGTCAAGCCAAAAAATTCATATGCGATGAATACTGAAGGGTTCATGCAGATGCTTGATGATATGTCAAGCGGAACACTTTCGGGACACAACGCTGCAAGTGAAATCCTGGGGTGGGTCCACGATCTTCCAGATCAGTTTGATTCCGATATCATTTATAGAATCATTGATAAGGATCTCAAGTGTAGAGTCAACGCAAGTCTTATCAACAAAGCTCATAAGGGACTCATTGATGAGTTCAAGGTCGCTCTAGCAGAAACCTACAAGCCTGAGAGGGATGAGATTGGAGAAGATTGGTTTGTATCAAGGAAACTTGATGGTTGCTTACATGGTGATACCATAGTGGAATTTGAAGATGGTACTATTGAAACTATAAAAAATGTTGTAAGCAAAAGAATTGATAAGAACATCAAGTCATATAATCATAAAACAAAAGAAATTGAATATAAACCAATTTTAGGATGGTACAAAAATGTTGATGATATAAAAGAAAGTGACTATGAATGGTTTGAAATAGAAACCGACAATGGGGGTGTTGTACGTCTTACAGGGAATCATAGGATTTGGATAGATAACCTTGGATGTTATAGAAGAGTTGATCAACTAAATGGTGATGAGGTTGTACTGATGGGATTATAACCATCCACCTTCCGCGATATAAATACATACTAGGAGATAGTATGTATAACTGTAAGTATTGTGGTAAATGTTTTACTAAATATTCATCACTTAGTGGTCATAAACCCAAGTGTACTGAATATCAAAAGTTTGTTAGTAAGGTTCTTTCTGAAAAAACCCTGAGAAAGTGGTTTGAAAAAGAAAAACTTTCCGCTCATTATATATCTAAAAATATACTTGATAGTGAAATACGTCCTGGTAGATTGATAGACGAGTGTAAAAAATATGGTATAAGAACATGGAGTATCAAAGAATCTAATAATTTAGACATATGTAAAAATAAAAGAAAGCAAACATGTCTTGAAAAATATGGCAAAGAAAATCCTTTATCAAAAGGAACGGCTTCATATCAAAAAAGAAACAAAACAGTAAAGGAAAAATACAATGTTGAAAATGTATTTCAATTAGATCATGTAAAAGAAAAAAGTAAGAAAACTTGCATGTATAAGTATGGTGCTGAAACTTTTGTTCAATCAACAGAATTTGGAAAATTTAGAAACCATGGAACATTATCTAGAATACATAAGAAAG